TGCATCGTTTTGACCAGTAACTCTGTCATCAGGAGAAGCATTAAATGGAACATCCCACGCATTAATATTTTCTAGATGATTTTTTTTAACTGGGGCGTCATTGTCTGCAGCCTCTAGATCATCTTCATCATTTTTATCAAATAAATCGCCAAACTTTTCTAACCAATTTGCCATTATTTAGCACCCGCTATTACTTCATCCCGTAAAGTTTTAATTCTGCGAAGCTCACGTATAGCTCCCTGTATAGATTTAACTTTGTCCATATCAGGTTCTGTACTAATCTGATGAAGCAGAGTAGAAATCCTAGCCTCTGAGTACTCAACAAGTATTGTATAACTGTCTTTATCGTTCACTAGAGGTAGCAAGGTCCGATATAGAAGCTTATCCATCATGCTCTTTTCCACTCTTGTATAGGATTCATACCAGCTTCTTTCTTTGAAGCTTCTTTCAGTATGAAAAGAATATCAGTAGTTATGCTGTACCTAGCTTCTTTTGAGGTATTAGGTACAGTTTTATGCATAGTCTTGCTAGGAAACAGTATTAGTAAGTCTTCCTCTACTTTAAAAGAAGCTTCTTGAGCGCATAACGGGTTAGTAGGGTCTAGAGTACCGTCAACGTAGTATTCGTCTTCAAACATCCCTGCAAACAATTCGTTAGCTACTTCTTTATCGGATACTATAAAATTCCCAGAGCCTTCAGGAACCTTAGGGTAGTACACGCCGCTTAAGTGCGAGACAGCATGGGTGTGGGCAGGTAGTTCTTTTCCTTCAGTCTGACGAACTCCCCAAGACCTAGTGTAATAATAGTTATACATCTCAGGATTACATCCTAAAGCAGTAACATACTCGCGCACCGCAATACTAAATGCGTCAAATACCGGATTGTACACGATAGAGTTATGGATGTCGTGATACCCATTACAATCCCCTGTCCAAGTACCCGTAGATTTTGTAGGACCAGCCTCTTCTATAGAAAGGTCTATGTCCTCTACCACAGCATTCCTTACTTTTTCAGAAATTCCGCCCTTTACTTGGTATATGGATACAGGAAACAGATTAGTAATACTTCCTATCATTGGGGTGGAGCTTCTTGCGGAGATGGTTGCCCACCGTTGTCTCCACCGCCACCACCAGTAAAGCCAGCGGCATCCGGTTCAGGAGCCTGTCCCGGTGCTATGTTAGCACCCCCATTACCTGTAGGGTCTTGTACTGGTGGTGGTCCTTGTGGACCCCCTTCTGGAGGTGGTGCAGGCTGTTCGGGCATAAGTGCCTTTATCTCAGCCATCATCTTCTGCTGAATAGCAGCCTCTCTAGGGTCATTAAGAATTTTATCTTCGTCTAAATCCATACTGCTTGCTAGTTCCCTAAGGATGTAGTCGTACTTAATGAAAGGAGCCATCTGTTCATTCTGTGTCATTTGCATAAACTGCAGAAGACGTTGGCTGCGTACCTCGTTCCGCATCAGGCTTTCTGTTCCCCGTGCTTTAACGTCTAGGTCTCCGATAAATTCTTTGTCAAAATTAAACTGCATGTTAAAAGAAAACAATGACTTGCCTAGTGGTCCTAAAAGATAGTCATCTATATTACGGACAACGGCTTTAATGTTCTGTGCTGCAGCACCCATCAACATAGACATACCTGATGCGGTACGTCCTACTCCACCTACAGCACCAGAGCCGTGTGTGTATGAGGGAATGCCTGTGGCTTCATCCGCAAGCTGCCTAGATTTGTCAAACATCATCAAAAGTTCTTGACTTACATTCTGAAACTTAGTAGAGAAGATAGCTTGCCCCGGTGCGCCACTCTGCCTACGGAATACTTTACCGGGATATACAGTCATGTCCTGCCCCGGTACTAAGTTAGTTTCATCTACTTCTATTAAGAGATTACCACTAAGGGCAGCATTGTCAACAGCCATACGCATAAAGCCATTCATCAACAATTGCGTGTCTGTCATGTTTTCAGCTACACCTATCCCAAAGAAAGAGTAGGGGTTTAACTCATAAGGTACTGCAAGGTAAGGTATACGGCTAGGTGTGAACGGATTAAGTACCAAACGTAGTATTTGACCGTTACATATCCAGATATTGACCTGAACTTCGTCTTTATCTTGTAATTCTTTAGGTATCTCTATATCGGCATCTTCAGCCAATTCAGTGTCTAAAATGCCCCAATACTCTAGTACTTCGTACCTATCCATGCCAGAATTAATGGAATCATCTTCTAAGGCGTCTTCCCAATACTCCCGTGTGTAGTTAGAACCGTACTCTACGGCTAGTTCTATGCTCTCATCGCGGAAATGTGGGCGTTTCTTAAGGCTGCGTAGTTGTGAGCGGTTTAAACGGTGACGTTGTATAGTAAATTCGGCTTCTGACATGTTTCTGGCGTCTGGGTCTGGGTAGAAGTCCCACATGCTGACGTATTCCATTTTAGGAATGGTTTCAAACAGTGGATCGTAGTCCCCATCTTCTGTCCAGCGAGGATATTCCTTGTCCTGTGCAAACGGACCCTTAAAAACACCAGTACCAAACAGACAACACTCAAATGCAACGGACCTAAGGTGCTTAGGCGCATCAGTCTCGTCTAACTGATCGTGCATCATCTTTTCCATCTTCTGAGCGGCTCTTTTAGCAGGCTCATACGTGATAGAACCCGGAAGTTTACCTGCCCCAAGCTGCAACTCTTCTTCAATAGGAGTTAATGCCTTGCGATATATACCTAAGTCTTTAGCTATATCAGGCCGTGACATAGTAGAAGGGACTTCATAGTCTACGTTAGCCTCTTCTTTGGCCTTTTTAGTAGTAAGTGCTGAAGGATCAAAGGATACAGAGTCAGCTACGTTGTTAGGAAACTGTCTAGCTTCAATACCAATAGGAAACTTAGAACCAGCAAACAAAACGTCTACAACCTGTGCATACGCAGCTAATACTTTAGTTTTAGTTACCTTAATAAAGGCTTTAGATTTCTCTGTGTCTGTAAATTGTACCTCTGTAGAGTACAGACCACGGTAATTGCGGTAAGAGTCCAGCCAACGCTCTTCATCTGAAAGCCTGTTGTCTTTAGAACGCTTGTACTGGCTAGTAACAAAACTAACTGCGCCTGCATACTCTAGATTTTCAAGTTCTACGTCATCTGCTTCGTCCAAAGGGACAGCAAGGTCTGAATCAGATGCGTCTTCAGGTAGAGGTTTATCCATTAATGCCATATTTAGTACCCAAATGTTGCGTCAGCAGGTCGCCAACTCTGTTGTGGAATGCCTTTACCCATGTCGAAAGGTGAAAAAGCTCTTGGTCGGCTCATAACTGCGTACCTTACGCTATCATATGCGTGGTCAGTAGCGTACCGTGGATCAATGTCATCAGAGCCTCGCGGATCAGATGGGATAATAGGTAAGTCTGCTATAATTTGCCTGCAGGTATCAAAGAACTGTATACCGGGAACGTCTGTGTATTCATCTACTTTAAGGACTTCGTGAAGTCGGTTCTTTCCTGCTACTCTAGCTCCGTTAGTTCTGTCACTAGGACGCCACCGTGTGCCTTCAGAGATCATTTCCTCTGCAATAGACGGGCCTATCTGCCCACGGTTGTGCCAACATGAACTGTCTAGAACCCCGTACTGTATTCTTTCGCCACCTTCAGCCTCTTTGACTGCTTTAGATAGGTCTCTACCTGTATGTTTGCTAAGGTATAGTTCCCTATAGTTTATAAGCGTCCCGTAGCTAGGGTCAATAGCAAACCAATGGACTGCAGAAAAACTAGAGTACCCGTAATCACATGACCTAAATCTAATCCAATCAGTCGGTATGTCATAAGGTTTAATGACGTGTACGTTGCTTCTAAATTCAGAAAAGGCGGCTCCATCTGCGACTGCCCAATCTCCGTCAAGTAGTTGTCGTCTTTGCATTTCAGGAAGCGAAAGTAGGTTAGCTTCATACTGACCGCCTTCCATCAGATATGGGTTGTCTACTAAGGATGCGGGAATAAAACGTCTGTAAAATAATGGCTCTCCAGCTTTGTCATGCCCTGCAGGGTAAACTAAATCTTCTCCACTATCTATATCCTTGGCTACAAACTTAGTATTTGCTGGTGCAGGATCAATAAAGGCGCGTTTTACCCAACCATGCCCAGACCCACCGGGGTTTGTAGTAGCCCTCATAAATATAGGAAGAGTAGGGTCTGTAGTTCTTAAGCGACTCCTTAGGTAGTTCCAAGCAAATGGCGTAGGGTACTGCGTTAATTCGTCAAAGGCAATGTAAGAGAAGGCCTGACCCTGATAGCGCAATACGTCTTGGTCACGTTCTAGATACGTAAGCCAAAGTTTAGCCCCTGAAGGGAACGTCCACTGAGACTTCTTCTCTCCCCACTTAGCACCCTTGAATGCTTTAGGGTATAGTTCTTGGCTTTTCCATATAAGTTCTCTTAGTTCGTCATTTGATCGTCTAAGAATAAGCCCGTTAAAATTAGGATTGCTAAAGTATCGCATAGGGTCTGCGAGAAGTCCATACGATTTACCACCCCCAGCCGCTCCACCATATAATACTTCGCGTTCATTAGCAGCTAAGAACTCTGTCTGTGGACCTTCGTTAGGAGCAAAGACAACTTCCATCTTTTGCTTCTGGGTCTCAATAGTCGTAAAGTCTAACTCAGAGGTCGCAAGCATCTCTTTAGGAGTAATCTTAGCTAAGTTCTTCTTGGCAACTGTAAGGCTGCGTTTAGCTGTAGACTGTTTCTGTTTAGCTGCTGCTATAGTCTTCTCTGCTTTAGTCTTTGGTTGTTTACTCTTATTCTCTTTTTCCAGTTGACGCAAGCGTTTAGATGGCTTTGTTGTACCCTTGCCTCTAAGTATTTTCCACTTACCTATTAGACCCTGATGACTTATAGCCAAGCCTGTCTGTTTAGTAAGCCACTCAGCAGTCTTACGGGAGGAGTTACCTTCCTCTAGATAGTCTAAGGCTTGCTCAACTAACAGGGCTACTGTTTCATCTGCAACTAGGACCAGAGGGCTATCATCAGACTCGCGATAACCATATGGTATCTTAGCTGTTTTGTTAGGCCTTTGCTTTATAACCCAATCGCTCAATCTTCCGATTTCGGTGGTAAAATAAACATAGCCCCGCCTGTATTACTTACTTCAACCTGCTCCTTCTTAACCAGACCTGTGCGGTCCAGTATCTGTGCAGAGGCTGCAATAGAGTTACGCGCACCCATAGCGGAAGGATCATCTAAGACATCCCTCATAGCAAAGGCAGCTTTAGGGGCGTTCATAGCCAGCATCATAGCTGCCTGATCGTTAATCTCTTTAGCCAAAGGTTCCACCACAGACGCAGTAGATGTTAGCTCAGAGTACCCTGCTTGGGTCATAGCAGCACGAATGTTACCACGACAGGTTTCACTCATAAGGACTTCTAAGAAAGCCTTTTGCTTATCCGTATATTCTTTAGGAGTATCTATCATGGCTATTTCTTCTTAGTATGACTTAAGTTTTTACTTGAAGTGGTGTGTTTTGCACCCGTCATCAACTTTCCATTCGTCTTATGTGTAGGACCAGTGTAAAGTTTACCGTTAGGAAGATAATGAGGTTTGCCTTTAGCCATGCTATTTACCCTTCTTTTTAGATTTGTTTTTCTTAGAATTAGGGAAGCCAGCTTTCATATCCGCATAAGCCTTAGGACTTACTGTGGAGTTTTTCTTAGTGCGGCTTGTGCCAGATTTTTTATTCTTATTTATATTTTCATACAAAGACATTTAATCACCACTTTTTGCAGGACCAGTATCGGGCGGTCAATTTTGATGTTGCAGTATCACACTTATGCCTAGCCCTGAAAGACTTACGAGCCGCAGGGTTATCCTTTCGGATTTCCATATTAGGATCACCAAAGGCGATATACTTTACGTTATCGCCCTCTACTGCTAATACTTCAAACTTCTTAGGACCACCCCGCCTAGGCTTGTTTACTGTCGTAAATCCGTGGCGTTTCTTTCCAGAAGCTATTTTTTCAGATTTTGACTGGGCCATAGTACTATTAGTACTTAGACTTTTTCATAGCCATTCCACCCATACCGTACTTAGGTTTCTTAGTAGCCATTCCGCCCATGCCATAAGCAGGTTTCTCATTCATCGGCTTAGTCTTCATAGCCATGCCACCCATATTCATTTTAGGGGTAGAACCTTGTGTAGCAGGGTTAGATGCCCCACACTTAGCTTTAGTCATCTTCATCATCAAAATCCTCTACTATAACATTAGGTAAAAATCGTTGGGGGTTTAGTGGTACATCAACAGAGTTCTCTTCGCTAAAGAAGAAGTACCTACCATAGCCCGTAAACTCATGGGCTAATGGATTAGAGTCTAGCTCTTTTTTAGTTATAAGTTTCTCTTCTACCAGCAACTGACGAATACGTTCAAACTCAAGTATCTGTCCGGTCTTCTGTTGAATAGCTGCACGAATATAGTACAAATTTAACATGGGTACTCCAATAGCTGCCCACCCATACATTGTACCACTTAACAATAGGGAAAGCAATAGTTTAATTCTGGAGTAAACCCACGTTTATAATTGACCAAACCCAATAATCATGCTATAATTAATTGTGGCTAAGAGGTATACTATAGTACCTAGCTAGTCTAGGTTACCATAAGCCAACCTGTGAATCTCCCCGCGAGTTACTCCGATATCTTTTAAAGCATTGTCAGTCATGTTGTGTAACTGCCAGTAGGCTACACGCCGCATCTGATGACGCTGTAGTCTTTTAATAAACGATCTAAACATTAATCTACTCCATATGTATAATGTAGTTACATTATATCAACTACTGAGAGTAGGTAGTAGATGCTTAATCCGTATACCCGTTATGCTTATCAAGGTACGCTATAGCCTTCCTAAGCCTGTCTGTGTTATCCTCTAAGAACCCTAGCCCTAGATTACACTTATGGCAGAGATAAGACCGAAACTGATTAGTCTTATGGCAATGGTCTACCCGCCAAGGCGTCTTCTTAATAATATTACCAGAGCCTCTAGGATTCATAGTATCATCCCTAAGGTCGTTCTCATCTTTACCACATATATCACAAGAGTGCTTATCTGGAATTACGTTATCTTGTTTTATCTTGTTTAAGGTTCGGTGATACTCAGTAGAACAAGTAAGACATAAATGATTTTTCTTAGTGAAACTAACTAAAGACTTCTCAACCCCACACGAACAGCATCTTCTAGTAACTTCATCACTAGAAAATACTTCTACTTCCTCAGGGAAGAAACTAAGTTGGGTCAAAGGAAGTATTAAATAGATCAGCTACGTTAGCCGTACTGTCTTCTATCCTAATAGCTACTTCCCGAATCCTCTCAGCTTCCCTAGTTAA